TCCCCGTGCATACGGGGAACATCGTTTTATCGGAGATGCGAGTCTATCAATTTCCCTGCTGAATCTACCTATTGCAACAGAATAATTATTAGTTGCAATAATTGGAACTCTTATGGGTTTAATTGTCATTTTATTCCTTTAATCTTTCAGTCCAGAATAAGATGTCATCATAATCAAACATTAACAGTTCCGAAGGTTGAAAATGAAAGTATTTGGCGAACAGCCCTATACTTCTTTTCCACTCTCCGGGGAGGGCGATAAAAAACTGTCTAGTACCTTTGCAACATCTTTATAGTCTGAAGCGTCCATCTCTTCGATGATATTTGGAGGTAATCCTGTCAAATTGCCTATCAATTTTGCATTGTGTGCCGTTGGTTCAAGATTATCGGTAGACATCAGATCTTTTACTTTTAAACGTCTTGAGATCTCTATGCTTTCAATAGTCTCGCTACCATTCTGAATCGGGTATTGCAACTTAATTTTTATTGGAAACATGATTAACGAACCTCCTCCATACTTTTGCCTTCCCAACGTACCTGTAGAGTTGCTTCTTCAGTTTCTCCGGTACCATCTCCGGCATACCAGGCATTACGCAATACTTCCACCTTGCCATTTGCAAGTTCGAGTGTGTAAGTATCATCATCGGCTTTGTAGAGTTCTTTAACATCGAGGATACGACTATCAATAATTGTTCCTTCGATAAAAGGTACGGTTGGCGTTTCCTTGTAACCAATGACATGCCCGGACTCATCGGTCATTGCTTCGCGCTTTGGGGTTCCCATACCATAAGAAAAATTGCCTTTTGCTTCGAGCAGACTACCATTACGGCGTAGATATACTATACCGGCTCTGCGGTTAGTGGTTGACATTAAAAACCCTCCTTTTTACAGATAAAAGCGCCGGTATTTCAGGCGCTTATTTACGTTTATGATTACAGTCTGAACTGAATGGTTGCTGCCCCAATATAGAACTGATTGACCAGGTTAGGTGGCAAGAGCCAATTCAGCCTGTTTGGATCATTGGGATCTCTTTGACACACAAGATCGCGTTTAAATTGATCTGAATCCTCGACATATCCCAATTCTTCCCACTCCCCGAATTTTGATATGGCCTCGGATAGTCCAATTTTTGGAGTTATCACCTGAATACCGGCTCGAATGTTTGTTCCATCGTTTGCCAGACGGGCTCTGGCGTATTTTCTTATGATTGTGGAGCGAAAATCATATCGCAGGAACATATCCAAGAGCATTGTGGTTGTGTCAAGATAAGCGTCATCATCCGCACCTGCATCATTTTTCTGATACATGGTAATGGATCTCTGAATTCTGACCCGTGAAGAGGAATCAACATAGAATGTACTGATACCATCAAAAAGAAGAGTATTGTTTTCATCACTTGTGAATCGTTCGCTTGCAGAAGGAGGAAGAATGTTTTTCAACTCAACGGTCCACAAATTTTTATTGGGATCATTTTCACCTTCATAAGCCAATACCGAAGAGTAAGAGGAAGCGATTTCGGCTGTATCTGCCGGAACGTTTTGAGCGTTCATACATGTAACGTGTGGCGAATTCCTTCCATTTCCAAAGGATGAAAGTGTACCAAGAGATCCCTTTTTGGCTGTTATATACAGGCCATCGATCATCCGGTTATATGCATACCTGGATGCTAGTTCGTTTTCAATAGCAACCATATTAGTCGCATCAGTATAGGGACATCCAATAACCTGATACCATTCATCGCCGAGTAGTGCAATTACATCTGCCAAGGCTGGGTCTGTTGCTCCGTTTGCCATTGCACTGATTGTGCAGCCTACACCTGCGGGTAGCGTTTCGCCCACATTGTAATTAAGCCTGAGATCTATGGTGTTTCCTATTGTGCCCTTATTACGAGCGGTAACAGTAACAACACCATTGTTTGCTCCTGCTGTTACAGGTAAATAGGTAGCAGCATTGATTGCAGCAGCGACTGCGGTGGCAATGGCATTTGCAGCATCTGCACTGGCAACTGCAGTGACAATTTTTTTACCATTGATATATACACAAATTGTTCCAGCTGCAGAAGCTGGTCCGGTAAATGTAAATGTACCGGTTGCCGCCACTGACTCATCGGCATCGGGAAGAGATACTGAATACACCTCAGTAGATGTGTTAGAGGAAAACCATTTGTCAGCCATTCGTGCCAGCATTGATCCGATCCCATAAAATTTGACAGCCTCATCTTTGTTAAGAAGGCGATCGATTCTGGTTGTTGACACTGTACCGGTAGCCAGGCGCTGGCCGATAAGCAGGGCTTTGTATTTCAACACTGCAGTGCCCTGCGATGCGTTGCTGGGATCAAACTCTATGTACATGAATGGTACACGTAAAGTGTTCGGGATCATTAGTTATCCCCTTTCTCTTGCTTGGGAATGATAACATCACCATCATTCAGGCGACGAATCCAGTATGAACTAGCTGGAACATACTCACCTGTTGATGACAATATGCGGGTTGGCAGTTCTGGAAATTTCACCAGTTTACCTTCCGCTGGGGTTACGAAAATTTTTTGTTCCATTTTAAATTCCTTATTGGGGAATTGTGAATCGATCTTCGGCTTCCGCCGACTCGTTGATTTCATACTGTGCGTCACCTGTTTTAAATTCGTCAAGACCGCTGTCTTTTTGTTCCGGGGCTTCGGTATCGTATGAGGCTGTAAATGTAATTCTGTTTGAACCGGCTATTTTGTCACCCTCTGCATAAAGATCCATGTCTGTGCTTACAAGTTTGATTTCAGCATCGAGGCGTTCCACTTTGTCATCGGGATCCAGGAGATACCTATTGGAAAACAGTATCTCTTCGACCTGTTCCTGTATATCATCAAGGATGTCATCACAGTTATCATTAGCCAGCGCTAAAATATCTACGACAACCGAAGCGTTACGGCTGTAAACTTTTGGAGCTGTAACCTTTTCTTCTGTAGGTTCGGTTTTTATATAAACACAAATTGCAGGCAGCTCGCATTCCCACAGTGGTGTCGGTCTATTGGCAAATACATTGTCTCCAACGTCGGTATTACCTTTTAATAGTTTAACAATGGTTTGTCTAAGAAGTTTTCTTTTACTCGCCATGGTTAAACCTTTTTGAGAAACAGTTTGATTTCGCCGGTACCGTCTGGTTTGGCTGGAATAATAGAATAAGTAGTATTCGTCTTTTTACGAATCAGTCTGAATTTAGGCCCTATGGGTGTTTTAAGAGAACTTTCGGCACAGCTTACCTGAGGAGAACTGGATTGTATTGATGATGAGCCAGCATCGAGCTCCTGGTATTCATCATCAAAGATGGCTGAAATATCATAAGGCTCACCGGTTTGAGGGACAATGGTAACCGACTCCGCGAACTCTTCCTCATTGAAGAAGAGTTCTTTCAGATCGGTTTCCATTTGGTCCTTTAGAATCACGACTACGCCTTTGCCTTTACAGCTTCAACTATTTTCTTCGCATTTGTATAACCCAGTTTCGGGATCTTAATAAGATCCTTAGTGGTTGCAGTGCGAAGCTTTTCGATTGAATCATAGCCATTCTTTGACAGCAGATCCATTGTAGACTTACTGATACCAGCGATGAAAGAGTCGCTTTCCCCCGAATCCCCGGCATCAATCTCGACCGCTTCCAGATTGCCATCAGTGGGCAGGTTTTCACCGGTGGCATCAACTTCTTCATCGAGATTTTCTGAAGAATCAATGGAGGCAGATTCCTCTTCCGAAGATCCGGGAAGCGACGAATTATCCTCGTCTAAATCGAGATCGGAATTCTTTCTGTCTGCCTTTTCTTTTCTGATTTGAAGTAAAAGACACATTAGAGCGGATTTGATAATCTCTTCCTCTGATGGAATTGAGCTATTCTCATCTACTTCAGAAAGAATGTCTTTGATGAGGCTTTGAATTTCCGAGGACTTTTGAGAGGATACAATTACAATATTCTCCCCTGAAGTAGCAGCCTTCATTGCAATAAGGCGCTTAGCTTCGGCCTCGTTTACATCGAACTGTTGACCGGGTTGTATATACCGGCCAGAGAGCTTAATTGTATGGTCAGCAGTGAGCTTCATACTTGGTATTTCCCT